ATTTTACCGTTAATACTTAAACCTAGGGCCCTAATCCAACAAACGTCATACATGGCGTTGTGAAAGATTTTTGTTGCCGGTGTATTTAATATACCTTGAAACCATTTCAAGACTTTTTTACGATCCATGTTGCCACCACCTTCATGGGCAATTGGATAATAACCACACCAATCTTTAACAGCCACAGCTATTCCTACAATTTCTCCTGCTCCTACGACAGAACCAGATCCCATTCGCGTGTTTAAATTAGGGTCTTTAGTTTCTAGGTCTATTGAGATTTCATTATATTTAGAGAGATCGGGAAAGTTTTCTGGGGGTAGCCATTCTGTCCGGGGTGCAAATAACGGTGCTTGGATCATTTGTTTTTCTTCCATTTGTTATGGCCTTTAAGCCATTCTTTTGATTTACGTTCTTCTGTTTGTCTTCTTGATTCTTGATATGATTCTTCTAATTCTTTTTTTTCTTTTTCAGCTTCTTCTAAGAAGTCTTTTTTCTCAGAATAATCTCTATCGATTGCCATCTGACAATAATGAATTGCTTTTTCCAAATCTTTTCTTTGTCCTTTCTGTTTGTGTCTGCACAAATATTTTATAGCATTCCCTTCGGCGAAGGGCAAATTGTTTTTGTTAATAAATTCTGATGGTTGAATAACCATAGATTGATAATGGGATCCTCCGACTTGTTTTTTATATACGTCACTCATCTATGGGATAACTTTTATATTCGTCTTTAGGTTGGATAATGTGTAGATTTTCTTTTGTTCGTGTTGCACCTACATAAAATAATCGATTCTCATCATCAGGATTTTTTTCATATGACTTCTGTGTATTGTGGCTTAAATCGGTCAACAATGCAACGTTTTGTCTCTCACCTCCCTTAACACTATGAATAGTTGAAAGATGAATTCTAGGATCTTTATTTAAAACTTCACCATTTCTTCTCATGGCTCTTATATATTCTTTACGTTCTAGAGCACAGTCATCAAATGCATTAAACCATTCGGTATTTATTTTTAATCCAAAATCTTTGGTGAGCTTATCAATTCCATGAAAAGAATCTTTAGTCATTCCTTTAAGTTTTATTTTTTCCCAGTGCATAGGTCCCATGTACTTAGAAATTTTTTCTATCTGTTTATAATGAAGCACTTGTCCTTTACGTAAATGCTCCCAATCAGTAGCTGCTTCTTGAATATCTTTTTCATAGGATTTTTGAAATCTATTTTCATAATAAAGACCTTTGGTTCTTAATGTTTCTTCTAATGCGTCCAACATATATTTGGTTCTAGCTAAAACCATCCATTCCCCTGATGACATGTCTATATCTTCAAATGCATTATGTATAGTTAAAGAGCCCTCCACTGTTCGTGGTAGCCAATTTTTAGGAATTCTATTTGAAACTCTTCCAATAATTTTCATAGCTATATCATGAACTTTTTTAGGGATTCTTCTCGATTGAATAAGAGGTAAAAGTTTTCCAGTTTGAGTAATAAAACTATCTACATCTGCGCCTGCCCATCTAAAAATAGCCTGATCATCGTCTCCTGCAATAAAAGAGTCTGTTGTTTTATTCCAAATTGCTCTTGTCATGTCCCATTGCATTAAAGATAAGTCTTGCGCTTCATCAACAAAAACTACTTCAAATTTAGGAATTGCAGTGTCTGATTTTGTAAACTCTAAAATCATGTCATTAAAGTCTATTAAGTTGTATTCTTTTTTATAATTCTCTAATTCATGTGCAATAATAACTAATTTATCATATTCAACATCTTGATTATGTTCCTGCAAATTAAACTGTCTATCTAGTGTTGTGTTTCTAAGTTTTGCTAAATTAATAATGCGTAAGTAATCACTTTTAGTTGTAAATAGTCCTGTTTCCTCGTCATCATAATCATTATAATCAAGTGGAACATTTATTTGTCTGCCTAGATCTTCATAATGTCTGCTTTGCATAACATTATTTTTATTAATTCCTAGACGTCTAAATGCTAATGAATGTAAAGTTCTAAAATAAGGAAGATCATCTTCAGATAAATTAAATTTATCCATGGCTCTACTCTTAGCTTCGTTGGCTGCTTTTTTAGTAAAAGCAAAATAGCCTACTTTATCGGGGTCAGTATTTTTTAAATAATCTTCTACCTTATTTAAAAGAGTCCATGTTTTACCTGTTCCAGGTGGTCCCAATACAATGGTTTTCATTTTATTTTCCTAAAAAAATTTCTCCAAAATGCTGATCGAATTATAGAGACTACTGTAAAAATTAAAGCAATTCCAATACTGTCTAAAATTGTGGGATGTAATCCAAATAATGGAAAAATTGTTAGTTGTATAATGATGGCAATTATAAGACCAGTTCCTACATCAATAAAACTTTCAATAAAGCAACGCTTAAGCATTAATAGGGATCCTTTGGTTTAAGTTGTTTAGGTTGATAAGTATTTTCTGGTTTTTCAAAAGCATCTACAATCATTACACTAGGTCTTTTCTTGCCTATCGTAATCCGGTTATCATCCTTGCATTCACAGTGTTCTTTTAACATTTGTTGAGTGGGTTGAGATTTCTCTCCCCATTTTTTTCTTTGTAAGTATCCATGAAAAAATTTAGCAAAAATAAAATGATGTTTACCTTCAGAAGTCCAAACATTTCCTCTTAAAATATCTGCTTTAGTTGTATCTTTTGCAGTCCGGTTAGTACAAAATTCTTCTAGATGATCTTTAAGTTGATCAATAATAGATGATCCTTGTGGTGCTTTAATAATTTCTATGCCTGCTAATAACAGATCTGTGAATTTATCAAAATCTGGTCCTTTAATTCTGGGTGGTTTTTTATCTATTTGTTTAGCAACAGATCTTCTGAACAATCTTTGTTCTATTAAATGATCAATAGTTTCTAGTTTTACTCTTTCTCCATCTACATTAACCCAATAGTATGGTTCATCTAAATCTACTTTTTGTAAATCACTAAGCTCTGGAAATACAGATTCTCCACCAATACCATATTTTCTAGTCTTACATAGTTTTTTATCACAATGACTACACATTGGTTCTTCATTGCATTTAAATCCTAGTTCTTTTTTACTATTAAATTTAATTTTATCTTGAATAATTTTGTCGTCTAAAGGCTCAGAAAAATATTTATAATTAAAAGGATTAACTTTTTTGCTCCATTCTTCGGGCCATTTTCTTTTGGCATATTGAATATATTGATAAAGAACTCGGTCTCTACCATCGTCTAATTTATTTTGTGTTAATGATTCTAAACATGGAGGACCATCACTGAATTCTGACTCAGGTCTTTTAATTTTAAGTTGCTCTAATTGTTCTGGAGTTAATATATTTCTTTCATGGAGCTCAAAAAAATCTTCTAGTGTTGCAGCCTCCCCATTCTCCAAAAAAGCATACCTCGTTGTATTATCGCCATTAAAGTATGGTAAATTTAAAAAGTTCCCTGTATCCTCTTGTGATTTTAATTCTACTTGTTTCGGAAATACTTCAGATCCTCCATATCCCAACACTGCACTAACTGACAAGAGTTTATCTCTCATTAATTGAGCCGTCACTGGAACGGTGGTAAAACAAAATACATGTGCTCCTCCACTCTTAGATCTACACACTACTAAGGGTAGATTAAGTAATTTAATTTTATTTATTAATTTTTTATGATCAAATCCTGCATATGAATCTATATCAATACATCCCCATATACATTTGTTTTCATTATTAATTGGAATGATTCCTAAACTTGGTTCAGTCCCTTGTAAATGGTTGCGCCATAAATTCTCTGTGACAGGATCTCTTTTTACAAAAGATTTTCCTTTTATTTTTTCACCATTTCCTTTTTTATCAACATAAGTGACACCATGAGCACGTTCTAATCCTTTAAATATATTTATAAATCTTTCTATCATAATTTTGTCTTGGGCGTTTCCACTCTCGCTTCCACGCCCAATCCTAGGAATCTAGTTTGCACTAGATGATTAATATGGTGAATCGCTTTTTGATTCGTCAGATCCGTGTTTAACTTT